AATAACTTAATATTTTATTAATCATATAATTTTCTAATAAAGACTCAGAGTCTGCCTCATTGTTAAGTCTAGTTATTACAATTTTTTTCATACCACCTTCAGAAGTGTCTTTGACAACAAAATGTATTTCAGGATAAACTCTTGAAAGTTCATCTTCTATATGTTGAACCATACTTCTAACATTACTAATGTCATCGTCAGAAAATCCTAAAGAGACTGAACCATATTTACCACTATCAATTAATTTTCCTACCTTATAATATACTTGGTCTAAAAAGTCTGATAATGCCAATTTCTTATTATGTTCAGGACTAGACGCACCTTTACTTGAGTCTAATTTAAACCTCTGACCGAATTCTTTTGACGATACAGGATAGTACTCACCTTTTTCATCTAAATACACGTCAATCAATTGAGAATCGTCTAAATCACCTGTTTTGTAGTAACCACCTATTTCTTCGAAATCCAAAACATCTTTAATATTATAAATCATTTCTCGTTTTTCTTCAGGTGTTAATGCTATGTTTATAAATAATTTAACACCTTTTTTAATTACTTTTGGACTATGACCTCTTGCAGTAATAATTGAAAATGGATTAGCGTATATTAAGGTTTCTTTGAATTTCTCAAAACGTGGGGAAAATTTATTTCTTTTCACCGCTTTAATAGTGTCACTTAAAAATGTTTCAGGATGAACAAAATCTCTAAATGGGTCTTTATCAAACCCAACTATTGTTGACCCCTCATATTCGAAAGGTTCTTTACCTATTAAATGTCTATATTCAGCAAAATGGTCTGTTGGCATTCCAATTGAATTACCATCCTCATCGGCCAAATATATTTTGGTTGGCATACCTAAAATATTATCATCCCAATCTAAGGCGTATAATCTTAAATTTCTTTCTTCAGCAACCTCTTTTAAAATTTTTTTAATTAAATTTCTATTACTCATACCTATAAATATTATTATATAAAAAAAAGGGAGAACTTGTCTCCCTTTTTATTTTAGAGTTGTTTGTTATATGTTTTCAAACGATGCTCCTGTCGGTGTGATGTAGAATGTGATATCAATGAACTCTAAAGATTTAGTTGGTTTAATGTAAATCTTACCTGTCATTTGATTTCTATCTAAATCAGCAGTGTCTGATGAAACTGTAACTCGGAAATCATAAAGACCTCTGTCTCTTCTGATAGCATCTAAGATAGGGTTAACCGCATCTAAGAAATCTTGTCTTACTTTTTGGTCGTTTTGTTCGAACAACAATCTCACTGAAACCGCTGAAATCAATTTACGAGCTTGTAATAACAATCTTCTTACATTTATTCTGTCTAATGCCGACTCTCTAATTTGAAGAGTTTTGTTACCCCAAATTACTGTACCAACATCTGAGAAAGTTGCGATTGGATTAATTCTACCTTTGTATAGAATGTCTCTATCTTCTTGTGTTAACTTCTTACGTGCTTTAATCGCATTTACAATACCTCTTGTATAACCTGCCGCTGCGAACCAAGGGAACGCGATGTTATCGGTTAACGCTAAGTTTCTTGTAACCTCAGCGGTTGGTGGTAAGTAAATTTGTGTGTTATTAACACTATCTCTTGTTAATACCCAAGGGTAATAAGTTGCAGTGTAGTTAGAATCAATTCCTGTTCCTTCAAGAATATCAACCGCCTCTTGTGGGTAGATAATATCCGCAGGGTCACCAACAACTGATGTAAACATTTGATAATCCGGTGTTGTTGTGATATAGATAGAGTCAGCTCTATCATTTTCAATCATATCAATTGCATATTCAACTAAGTTTGAGTTGTTATTGTAATCAATACCCGGAGTAACAAACACGTTAATGTTAACCGCTTCAGGGTTAGAGAATGTTCTTTGACCTAACAAGTACGCGTAATAGTCGGTGTTAGCCCATTCAACTGAAGTATCACCATCAATTGATATTTGTTTAAACGCACCCCATCCTGTTGCATTTGGATATCTGAAATCAGGACAAGCACCTTTTAAATAACCTGTTTTACCTAATCCGTATCTGTCAGTGTTAGTTCTTGACTCTCTATAGATATCCCAACCATCAAATCCACCTTGGAAAGATAATGTGAATTTACGTGCGAATAATTTGTAATATGGATTATTCTCATCTGTTGGGTCAGAACTAAAGTCACCTGAACCTACAAAGAATTTTGGTGTAACAACTGTAATTGCTGACATTATGTATTTAGTCGGATTTTCAGGGTCAAGAACTTTTTCATAATTAACATTGTTAAATGTAATTCCTGAAGCTCTCTTATCCATATGGAATCCTTTTGTTTTAGTTCCCCAAGCCGGACCTGTTTGTGCATCACAAATATTTAACGGTAATTGTTTTCCTTTGTATAGTAAGAAATCAATATCATAACCTAATGTATCTGAAATACCTAAATAAGTTCTTCTAACATTATCTCCTGAACTTACTCTAGGGTTGTCAGCACCTGATGATAAACCGAAAGGTGGATTATAAGTTATTTCACCAGGATAGTCATATTTAGTTTTAAATAATGGGTATGGTGAACGGTATCCACTATAAGTTCTTGTTTGGTAACCTTCAAAACCACAAGGTAACGCATCTATAGGTGCTTCATAATTAACCTCAACCATAATGTATTTTGAGTTTAATTGATATTCACCATCTAACGTTCCTACTTTTTTAGCTACATAGTTATTTTCATTAGGGTTTAATGAACAATTTGTGAATTTCTCAATAACTTGTGGTGCAGAATCAGTGTCGAAGAAATCTCTAACTAAAATATCGAATGTTCCGTTATTAAATGAGATATTTGCGATTGAAACTTTAACTTCAGTATTTGCTGCAGTACCGTCAGATATTGTGATAAATTTAAATAAGTTATAAACTTTATTACCTCTTAACTCAGAAACTAACCAAGGAGTTTCAGGTGTTTGATATTTTTCTAAATAGAAACCAATTGATGATGGGTCTGAACTTTGTCTAGCGTCAGGTAATGCAACCAATTCAGTTGATAAACCTCTAACATATCCTTTTCTCCAACCATAATTTAACAATGTTTGGTATCTTTCTTCAACAAATAATGGAACTGATACTCTATCTTTTGAGAAATTACTTGCTCCAAATATTTTACTAATGTATCTTGAATCGGAATTAGAAAGTGATGTTTCAAATGAATAATTAGTTCCTGTTCTACCTGTTGCCTTAATCACAAACGTTGAGAATGGGTTTTTAGTTACACCTGAATATACACCTGACATGTCTAATTTAACGTGAGTTAAACCTGATACTTCATATACCGCACCATCATCTGAACCATAAGTTGCTAAACCTCTTGAACGGAACGTTGCAACAACTAAATCGTCAAAATCTTTATATGATTCACCAACATATTCTACTTGTTTACCAACAACAGTTCCTGAATAACATTTTGTAATTTTACCTTCATCAGGAACACCAACATTACATGTTGTTGATGGATTACAAACATCTTCATAATCAACACAAACATTCCAATTTGTTACCTCACTATTATCGTCAGATGTTACAGTGTAAGTTGTACAATTTGCTGAGAATGTTGTTGCTGATAACTTACTTACTTGAGTAACGTTACCTACTTTAACATTTGAAGTACAAGAACTAAAATAAGGTGTTAGTAATGTATTTCCTGTGAAAATAACATTATTAGGTAATGTTACCTTAATATTTTTTGTATTATAGTTAATACAACCCGATGTTGATGATATCCCTGAGATAACAACAACAGCATCATCATCACTACCAGGTTGTGAAACAATAACAGTATCACCTAAATCATAACCTGAACCTGCTTTATTAATAGTTACACCTGTAATTCCATTACCATCAGTTAAAATATCTAAAGTTAATCCTGAACCTTGGCCCGTTAGGGTTGTTGTAGGTATGTTAGTTCCGTTAGAATAATTATTACCTTCAAATCCTGTTACAGTTTTACCACTAGTTACGTGACCATAAATCCCAAAATTGTAAAGTGTTGCACAATTTGATGAACTTGATGTTTCAGTTAAACCTGTTATGTAATTATAAAAAGATGACCCTGTGTATTGACCACCACCAATATTATCAAACATTGCATAATACCAAGCGTCATTAGATGTATCAGAATAATTAATTAAATCTGAATTCATATTACTAACTTCAAACACGTCAGTTCTTGAAGAATACCCATTAGCCGTGTTTGCACTATAAAAAGTTCCTGGTGTTGCACCATAATAATAAATTGAACTACCTGAAGTACTTGGTGTTAAAATAACATTAAATACTTGTGATTCCATGTAATTATTAATAGTACTAACATCACCATTAAATTGTTGGAACGGTAAATTTAACTTAGATAATAATGAAGGTGGGAATTGTGTTAAATCAAAACTTATACTATCTGTTGATGTTGTACAACCTGTGAAAGGAATTAAGAAATCAGTATCTTGATAATCAACACAAATAATATCACAATTAGTTGTTGCGGTTGTTATACAAACTCTATCAATTGTTGATGGGTCAACATTTGCTTTTGTAACGATAGACCAAGAAGGTCCTGCGTCATAACCCGAAAGACCTAATACTCTTGTTACAAACAATTGGTTTGATTGTTGTAAATAAGATTTAGCGATATACGCTGCTTCATATTTAGGAATTTGGGTGTTTACAAATTTCTCAGGTGAGCTTTCTCCGAAGAAAGTTGAGAATTCGTCAAAGTTACGGATAAATATTGGTTCAAAAGCGGGACCTTTTAAAGTCTCACCAACGATACCCAATGTAGTTACCCCTACACTTTGAGATACGAAACTCAAATCAACTTCAGAAGTATAAACACCTGGCGAAACGAATACTTTACTGTTTGTTGCCATTATTTTTTTGTTTTTTTTCTAAAAAGATTTATTTATTTCATAAATATTCAGAAAAAAACCAAAATACTTTACTTTGATTGAACTATTTATATTTTAGGTAGAATATTTTCTTCCTTTTTTATACTATGTCTGAAGATAATAAGAAAGTAAAAAATTTGAAAATTAGTGAGGAGGTTCACGAAATTTTAAAAACATACTGTGATAAAAGAGGTATAAAAATATACCGATTTTTAGAAAAATTAATTATTGAAAAATGTAAAGAAAAAAAGGATATCTATGGTGAAGATTAAAGTAAATTACTTTTTAATTTAATTTTTGATTCCTTGTTATTATCATCTTTGACTATTTCAAATTTTAACACTTCTCCGGTATTAATTTGAATCTCTGTAATATCAGACCCATAAAATTGATTGTTAATATAAACATCATATGTGTCAATATTATCTAATTCATCAACAGTTAAATTAGTTGTATAATCAAATAATTGTGATAAAATTAAATTGCCTACAACAAATAGAACATTAACATCTGTTGTTGTTGGATTATCGTTGTTTTTCTTTTGTTTTCTTCTTTTAGTAGTGTCAACTTCAAACACTTGAACTAAACGATTTATTGCGGGGGAAACTTCAAATTCATTTTCATCAATTAAAAATCCTAACATTGTACACTCATAACTTTGAACATAATATTTTCTTTTTTCTAAGTCATTAACTGATTCGTCACTTATATTTGAATTAATTATTGGAATATAATGACCTTTGATATTTCTATACGCTTGTCTTGAAGCAAATTTTTCAAGAAATATTTTATTAAATTCATTTAATTCCCTCATTCTGTTACAAACAATTTTAACTTGATATTGGATATCAATTGGAACAGGTTGTGGGATTTTGTAAATATCCATACCATTTCTTTGACCATCCCAAGTTGGGACTTGAGCGTAAAAATATTGTCTTCTATTTGGTATATTATAAACCGTAGAGGGGTTTGTTCCATATTTCACTTCAGGAATTCTAACAACCGTTATAAATGGGGGTTCTACATTTTTGTCTAAATTTTGAATATCCCAAGTTTCAACAAATTGAGACCAATTTTGCATAGTAATTAAAATATCAACCATAGGTATTGTCTTACCTTCAATTACTGTTTTTAAATCGTTTTTAACAAATTCTAAAAAACCTTTATCTAAATCAGCATGTAATAATGATTTAGGTAAGTAAGTACCATCTTGTTTAATTTTATCAACTAATTCGTAACGTCTATAAATTAAACTTTTAGACTCAGTTAATGGTATGTTTTTTTTTATATTATTTTTCTTTGGTGTCCCCATTCTCATTATTATGTCCACATTTATGACAGATATAAGGGTCATCTCCACCGTCATCTAAACTCCAATTCCAATTACAACGGTCACAAAAAACTTCGTTATTTATAACCTTTTCAATTAATCTATATTGTTTTTCAGTAATTAAAATTTTCATAACCCTCTAAATTCATTGTTAGTTACAGGTGACGCTCCGATACTACGATAGAATGGTTTGTAACCACCATAAGTATGTTTATTATCAGAAACAATCCTACCATCATTATTAACCGTATAATATCTCACAACATCTTCGGTTTCATAATAAGCGATATAATCACCGAAATTAATATCAATCTCTAATTCATCTAAATGTTTTTGGTATACACCAACTTTTATATTACCCGGTTCAAACTGTTCTATCTTAGAATTACCAATCATTTTATTCTCAGGGGCTAAGACTTGAACGTAACCTTTAAACTCAACAGGTGGTAAGAATTTAATACCGTCACTAACCGTTTCACCATAAACATCATCTGTTTTGGTTTTGATACGGTCAATACGATATAACACAAGTGTAAAATTCATATCACCGTGTAACCATTCTTCACCCATATTAATATCAAGGTTATAATCTTCACCTCCGAAGAATTTACCTAAACGATTTATTGGAACTCTATTGTTTGACATATTGATAAATATCATAATATTTATTATTTTATAACAAAGAGAATGTTTTGGAAGATAAAATCATTACCATAGAACAGAAAGCAATTAAGTTACTTGAGTCTTACTCAGGAGCTAACAACTATATAATTAAGTTAAAAAATCAAAAGGAAAAGAATAAAAACTTTTACCCTACAAGGTCTCAATCAGATTATATAATAAACTATTCTGAAACACAACCAAAAGTTGCAAAGAAATGGGTTGAATTAGACCCTTACTTTGCGAAAAAAATAGCCAACGATAATTTATTTATTGAAATCCCAAAAGAAATGTGGGTTGAGAAATTATTAGTTGAGAAAGATAAATCATATCATGTTTGGGGTAAGTTTTTTGAGAATGAAACTATTCGTGATTTGTGGTTACCAAAAGGTGCGTTATTAAAAACCCATAGAACTGAAGAGGTTAAAATTGATTATACAAAGTATTCTCACCGTCCTCCATTAGAACATCAGAAAATTGCTATAGAATCATTGGCGGGTTCTAAACGTTATATTTTGGCGGATGATATGGGTCTTGGTAAAACAACCTCAACAATTATTGCGGCGTTAGAAACTGACGCTAAAAAAATATTAATTATTTGTCCCGCAACTTTAAAAATAAATTGGCAAAGAGAAATCGAGAATTATTCTGACAGACCTGTATATATTTGTGAAGGTAAGAATTTTTCAACGGAACACGATTTTGTGATTGTTAATTACGATATAATTAAAAACTTTTACGACCTCAAAAATAAACAAAATTCATTAATTACACAAAGTAATTTTGATTTAGTTATTATTGATGAGGCTCACTATATACAGAACGCCCAGGCACAGAGAACAAAATTAATTAATAGTTTTGTTAAAGACATCAATCGAGTTTGGTTATTAACAGGAACGCCTATGACCTCAAGACCGATGAACTATTTCAATCTATTAAATATAATCGAAAGTCCCGTGGCACAAAATTGGATGGCTTATGCTATAAGATATTGTCAAGGTTACCAATTTAATGCGGGGAAACGAAAAATTTGGAATGTGTCAGGGGCGTCTAATTTAGAAGAACTAAGAGACCGCACGTCAAGACAGGTGTTGAGGAGATTGAAAGAGGATGTGTTAGATTTACCTGATAAAATCATAACCCCAGTTTATCTTAGATTAAAATCAAAAGAATACGAAACTGAAGTTGGGGAATACTATGATTGGTATGAAAATAAAAAAGAAGAGTCTAAATCATTAACAATACAGTTTAGTAAGTTAATGAAAGTTAGACAGATAATTGCGGAAGAGAAAATAAAGCAAACAATAGAACTAGCCGAAAATATTATAGAACAAGGTAAAAAAGTTATTATTTTTACTAACTTTACAGATACTTTGAGAAAAATACACGAACACTTTGGTAAACAATCAGTTTACTTAGATGGTTCTTGTACTAAACCACAAAGACAATATGCCGTGGACCAATTCCAAGAAAACGATAAAATTAAAGTGTTTGTTGGAAACTTGAAAGCTGCGGGTGTTGGTATTACTCTCACCGCTGGTGAGGCTTGTATTATGAATGACTTATCATTCGTCCCTTCAGACCATTCACAAGCTGAAGACCGAGCGTATAGATACGGACAAAAGTCTAACGTATCAGTTTATTACCCAATATTCGAAAACACTATTGAGGGTATAATTTACGATATGTTAACAAACAAGAAAAATATTTTTGAAACGGTGATGGGGGATAATATTGAAAAAGGTGACATTGTAGAACAAATGATGAATCTCATAAATCAAAGGAGATAATTCAACCCTTCCGCTTATTTATGTTATATAAAATAAGCGATATGAATGTAATCGAAGAAAAAGTTGAAAAAATAAATAAACAACTAAATGAAATTGAAGTTAAGAAAAATAAAGAATTGTTCTTAACTGAAATGAAGAAAATTGGGATTGAAAAATTACCATACTCCTATACTGCCTTAAAACAATTTATTGATGCGGAAACAATGTCCTACCATTATAATAAACATTATAAAGGATATGTTGAGAAATTAAATAAGGCATTATCAAAAGGAAAATACGGTGATTTGGAACTTGAGGATATTATTAAAAATATTGGTAAGTACAATAAAACAATCAGAAATAATGCCGGTGGTGCTTTTAACCACGCGTTATTTTGGAAGATGTTAACACCAACAACACAAAAACCATCAGGTGAAGTTTACAAAAAAATTGTATCACAATTTAAAACTTTAGCTAATTTTAAAATTAAATTTGAGGAAGTTGCTAAAGAAGGATTTGGTTCAGGATGGGTTTGGTTAGTTTTATCTAATAATAAAACATTGAAAATTGTTACAACACCAAATCAAGATAATCCATTAATGAATATCATTAAAAATGGTGGTTATCCTTTATTAGGTCTTGATTTATGGGAACACGCCTATTATTTAAAATACCGTAATAAAAGAGACGAGTATATTAAAAACTTTTGGAAGTGTGTGAATTGGGAATTTGTTAACCAACTTTATTCAATGAAAACGAATAAAACGTTAACTGAGAGTGTAAGAATTAATCAATTAATTATGGAACAAAAATCAGAAAAATGTAGTCCGTCAATAACTGAGGAAATTAGAAAGGTCTTCAATTCAAACCCCACTGTAAAATACATATACAAACAATCAATAGATAGGATTCTTAAAGAAGTGTTTCCTAACAACTACTATGGGGTAAATGAATATGGAGAAGGTGAAATGTCAGGTATCTATGATTTAGAAACCCAAGGTAGGTCTGTTATCAATAAATTAAACACTAACTATAGTTGTTTTTGTGTACTTTTAAACGACATTAATACCGTTCTAAAAAGACAAGGTGTTGAACCTATTTACTTAATCGGTAAATCAAAAACAGAACAAAACCAAGGAACTGAAAAATTTGTTAAAATCATAGATAAGTTTAAAGAAAGAATTTTCAATACTGATTCTTCAACATTTTTAAATTTAATGTCAATCTTAAATCAAACTAATAAATGGGGGGACGCTCGTGAAGATTTAGTAGTTAAAAAATTAAAACCAATTTTTGGTGAAAAAAATGTTACTAAGGTAGGTCAATTAGGTAGTCGTGAAGATATGATTGGGGGTATTGATTGTGTAATAAATATTGACGATGTAAAGAATACTGCACAAATCAAACCATTTACTTACACTAAAAACACAAATGGGTTTGTTAGTGTTTTTGGTTCAGGTAATGTTAAAAAATATAATACTGATTTATTAATTTTCGCAAACAGTAAAGGTCAGATTTTAATTTTTAAAAATAGTGATTCTAAAATAATAAATGGAACTTTTGTTTTTCCTGAAAACAATTTAATTTACACAGTAGATTGATATTTATATAGAAAACAATATCATGTCAGTAATATCAGAACCACATAGAAGTGAACTATACCGAAAAGTTAGACACTTACTTGGAGCACCATTACGTTCAGTCGAGTTAGACGATGAACAAATGGATACTCTATTAGAATTTGCAATTGATGATTATTCGGAACAAGTCCAAAATTGGTTAATTGAATCACAATGGGCGTCCCTGTATAATTTAAATTTAGATACTCAATCATTATCTAAAGCATTTGTAACTAAAAGTTTAGATTATGAAACAAGATATACTTACGCATATTCTAAAATAGTTGGTTTACAAGCGGGGGGTGATTGGGTTTTGAAAAAAGATTATATTAACTTACAAACTAATCAACAAATATACGAAATTCCGGCTAATAGAGAAATTAATGAAATATTGTGGTTTTCACCTACAGAATTAAATAACGCAATGTTTGACCCTTGGTCTTTCGGTGCTCTTGGTGCCGGTGGTGGACTTGGTGGTGGGGGAGGTCTCGCACAAATGGGTAATACAGGTGGTAGTTTCTTATTAATGCCAGCGTTTGATATGTTATTGAGAATGCAAGAGATTAATATTCAAAGAAGGATTATAACAGGTTATTTAACATATAAAATAACCGCATTACCTGACGGTAAGAAGGCATTACATTTA